TCGCTATCTACATTGCCAAATGCGGAGAAATAACCAGTTACAACTCCTTGCTTAGTATCAACATCTTTAACCTCTAGGTTAAATGATTTGTAATTGTATATCATGCTTTTTCTATTGTCTATTTGATCTAATTTACGAATTGCCCAATTAATGCCCGCATCACCGCCCCAAGCGTCCCACATTAACCCACCGCAACCCTCTGAATAAGGTACATCTTTATGTTGTTGATGCCTTTTAAAAGATGCCATTCTAGCAATGGTATCACGAGATATTTTCTCTCGGTTTGCTAATTGATTCGCTCTGGCCCAACCTACTGGAGTACCACAATCACTTCCATTCTCCTCTTTCCATTTTATTGCTCTTTTAGCATTGTTAGTAGCCGCTTCGGGATAGTCGTTGTAAGTTTCTTCTTTAAGCTCCAAACTTTTCTCACCTTCTTGCGCAAGATAAGCTGCGTAGGCACGCTCGGCACTATCTCGTGAAGTGTACATACATTCTCCGTCTCCGATCCTATACTTACCATTATTTTCGCAGTAGTATATTGGCATAATTATCTTTTCATTATTAATCTTCCGTTCTCATCCCTTTTCGGTACAAAACCAACTGTGCATCGACAATTGATCGTGAACCCTGCTGGGGCAGTTGGGTCCCCAGGTTGTGCAGCTAGCACCGTATCTCCTTTTTTACCAGTGGAAGTGAACGGCTCATTAAAAGGAACTGTTGCACCATCCATGTTAAAGTGATCGTAAGAGTTTCTTGGAATCCTACGAGTTCTTAAATCACGACTAGCTATCCAAACCTTATCTACTTCAAAGTTATGCAATTTTGCGCCTTCCATTGCAGCATAGTTACTTGCACGCATCACCTCGGTCCTTGCTATCCTTCTAGCCCTCATCATTGCATATCCTAGCTCATCACTTTGTACAATCTGGCGACTGATCTCATCTATACCAAGTCCCTCTGCAACACCTTTGTTAATGATGGCTAGTAATTGCTTTTTTGTTGTCTGCGTAATGTCTGCTACCAACATAAAGCCATACTGAGACAAAAATTGCATGATGGTAGTAATGAAGTCGTCATTTAAGCCAAATGGATTGGCTGCTTTCTGACTCATGTTTCTCACTGCTCTAAATGATGCGTTTCCGAACATAATAGCCGCTTCTCTATAAAGCTGCATCATTATTTTCATCATCTCATCATTCCAAGCGTAAGCACCCATCAGTGTTTGCGCTGCACCCGTACCATAAAGCCTCACATCACTTGCTACCTTCTCTAGGTCTTTGCTAATTGCCTTCTTAAATAAAGAACTATATTTTGCATCGAGCTGCCTACGCATCCTTTCAAACTTCACCCAATATTCGCTTCTTTGCTTCGCGTTCATCGATGCACTTTTGTTTATATGCTATCCTCAATGACATCATCATCCTCTTCTCTACTGCGCATTGCTGCTCGCTCTTCTGCTTGGGATATTTCGTCATCACTATCCTCATTATCTCCTCGTCTGTAGTTTGCGATGTTATCTGATCCAGATTCCATGTCATCTTCTTCTTCGTTTTCGCTTGGTGGTACTGTTAGGTCCATCACTGCTTGCTCAATAGGAATTAAGCCGCTATTGATATAAGCATACTCAAATGCCCCTTCTCTTTCTTGGTAGTTCATTGCTACACGCTTCTCATCAAATGTCAACCAGTTTGCATCACGAAGTGAACGAACCATACGCTCCATGTCTTGTTGCATCTCTGGTAACGCCGTAATGTCAAAGTCAATAAAATAATCCTCTCCGTACCGAGGCACCAAAAATTTATTTAACTCATCACGCAGTTGGCAACACATTGGAATAATTGTGTTGGTGATTAGATCACGCATTGAGTTTTGATAGTTATTGTAGCTTGATGTGTCAACATCGAAAAGCACTGCTGGAAGCCCGAAAACCCTGCACCACTGGTGCATACTCATTCTGAGTGTGTTTACCAGCTCCATGTCAACACTAGAGAGTCCAAAGTTTAAATAGTCCCAAGGAGTTTGCAGCACTGCTACTCTTCCCTTGTTATCTATGCCGTTTAGATTCTCATTAACGGCACGTTTAATATCATTTGCTTGATCTATTGTAAATGATGGCACGATATTACCAAGTGGCTTTGGAGTAATTGCTCCTTTTGCTCCACCATTGCCAGTCATTGTTGCACTTGCATCTGCCGCATTGTTACTCATGCGAAGAGTCTTATATGCTGCACGAAGTGGAGAGAGTCCACGCAAATGCGTTCTGCGAGTTGCATCGAAGTCTGGGTTCCAGCTTCTCCACATCATCACTTGCTCTTTAGGTAGATCAACACCAGCACCAATTTGCAGTTTATATCCTGCAATTGCATATACATCTTTCGGATCGGGATAAATCTCTAGGAACTGAGTAGGTAAAATATTAAGCTCACTAAATGTGCCACCTATTCTACCATCGTTGCCGTAAATGTTTCCCTCACCACTTAAATATCTATATCCAAATAAATTCTCGAAGAACTGATCTTGAGATTGATAAGAGTTAGGTTGTTCGAGAAGTCTTGCTAGTGGTGTACCAAGAACAATGTTCTCACTGTATGCGTTTTTACGTGCAATGATAGCTTGCTCAAACGCACCGCGATTTGAAACTCCTTTTACGAGTTGCTTATATCGCATGAGTTGTGTTCTTGCTTTCTCGCCTGGGTTAAGTTTATAAACATACCAAGGAATAGACGCGCTCTTGCGCGCAAGAAAACTTACAATGGAATAAACATCCGCATTACCAAGATAACCTTGGTTTACGTACTCTATTCCAGTATAATCTTGTATTACCGAGCTATTGATGCCGACCATTTGTACTGCACTGGTCGGATAAGGATTGATGCCCTTCTTTTTGAAAATATCAAATAATCCCATGTTGTTATATTGCTCCCCAAGTAACACTTGGGATTGTTAATTTAGAAAATATTGCATATCTCATAGCATCACTAATGTGGTCATTGAACTTGACTGGTTGATCAAGTTTATTACCATTCCTATCCGTTTTCCAACGGTAATTTTTTACCTCTTTGAGTAAATTTACGGAATCTTGATGAATGTATAGTGGAGTAGCCTTAACGGAACGTATTCCCTCAAGTACATCCTTATTAGCTGGCTTTGCATTTAGTCCTTGTCTTACCAACTCTTCAATTGTTTTTGGCTCTGCGGCATCGCAATAAATTTCATCGAAATTATCTATGCCCAAAGCTACAATTTTTTCCACTAAGTCATTTGTAGTAAGTTTTGTTTCGTAGAGCAGCTCTTGTACATAAGCCGCATTTTCATAGAATACAACCTTGACCATTGCACTTGGTACATTGAATCCAAAGTCTAAGCCATACACCGTTTCACCTTCTGGCATTTGCTCGGTTGTACGGTAATGCGTATAGATTAGGTCTTGGCTAAGTCCACGCTCACCAAGGCCATATATTTGCCAATAGTTAGGGTCTGCATCTTTTAAACGCTCTAATTCGTCAACCAGTTCTTTTGGTAGGAATGGATTGTCTTTAAAAGTAGTAATATAAAAATCAGCATCGTCTCTTGGAATCACATCGTCGTAAATCCATGAGGAGATGTCCGATGGGTTATAGTCAATCACTATCTTACCTTCTGTACGCATGATTAATTGCATCCATGCTTCATAGCTTAGTTCGTTTGCCTCATTGCAAAATAAATAGGTTCTAGCCCTACCTCGAATCTTTTGTGGTTGATCAGCACTAACGAACTCGACCACGTTACCATTAAGCTGATATATTTGCTCTGTCTTGTTATGATTATCTTCAGAATATATTCCAAGTCGGGAAAGTATATCCACAAAGTCGCGTAGGACCGAACCTTTTATGCTTGGGAGAGATTGCCTAACTATCGTTAATGTCTTGCCATTTTCTTGTAATAGCTTTACAATAAACCAAATAAGGATATTGTAAGTCTTACCACTACGAGAACCTCCTTGCATGACCGTAATGCGCTTTTTTGAGTCTTGCAATATTTCAAAGATCTTATTAGTCTGAAGTTTAGCGTCCATAGTTTTAGTGATTTTCTAAAAATTTAGTATTAGTGTTTGGGTTGAAAAAGTAGGTATAAAAGTGGGGTCATTAGTGTATGTGGTTTTTATCTAGACATCATTTTTATAGCTACCAGATTTTGGT